TGGCAAACTCACCCGCATCTAGTGTTTTAAGATCTGCTGCTCTTTGATTGGCAAACATATCTCTTTCTTGTGATGTATCTGGTCCCCATGCACTTACTTCAACACTAACATAATTTTTAAGAGGAGTGTTGAGATTCACAATTCTGAGAGTTTCTAAGTGATCTTGACCAATTGCTCTTCTAATTGGAAAATAAGAAGGAGCAATTGTTTCGAACTCATATCCATTAACGTATGCTTTTCCAGATGAAACCTGAATGGCATGTGAAGTCTCACTTTCCAAACCGAAAGCATCTTCGTGGTTTAGTGTCGTTACATGGAAAGGAGATACTGTATAATGTCCAGATTCATCATAGGTTCTTCTCGCGAGTGTGTCTTCAAAAATTGCATAGTCAGTATATCTTACTTGTTTTGTGGTGCTTCCTTCATCTATTCTGACCAGTTCGAAATAACTCTCTCTGTTTGTCTCTGTAAGAGGAATCTGATTCAGTTGAAGAGTTATCTTATAACGATCTGCACCGGGAGAGTTGAAATTGAAGAAACCAAAAGATGGGTCTTTAAGTGTTTCATCTTGATCTGCTGTTACAATCTCTCTTACAATATTAAACCCGACACTTGCAGATGGAGAAGAAAAGTCTCTGTATGTAAAGCCTTGACTACTGTTTTCTGAAAAAGCAGCAATAGTCCCTTCATCACTTTTGATAAGGAAACCATCTGCATAGAAAAATCCTTCTGCTACTGCAACAATGTTTGTTGCTTGTGATATTGCAGGTGGCTCATTTGTTGCATTTGCTTTTATTTTTGGTTGAATTAAGGGCAAAGTGCCTTGTATGGTTAAGGTTTCTTCTGGTTGGAAATTACTACCTGTTGTATAGTTTACAAAAAGTATCTGATATCCGTCTTCAGCATATACGTCGCTTCGATCTGCATATGCAACTATGGTTGCTTGAACACCAGATGTGTTTCTTATTGTTTTTCCTATGAAGGATCTGAGTTGTTCGTCTGTGTATATGGTTTCATTGTCAAGTCTAATGGCAATAGAAAAAAATTCTGTTATTTCACCACCCCTTACAACTGCTCCTTCTTCGAAAAAGTGATCTCCTAATCTTTCGATCTGATCCTGAAGAATGGTTTGCAGTTGGGTTATCTCTCTTGCTTGTAGAGGAAAGCCCGGTCTTGACATGATTCTGAGAAACTTTTTGTTCTCATCATAATCATCATAGTAAGGAACGCCGCCGTGAATATCTTTTCTGTATGATTTAGCCATCTTTTCCCTTAAAAGTCAATGTTTACTTTGAATATATCAGCCTGTTCTGCTGATCTAGTTACAGGATCTATACTTGATATGTATAATAGTTGTCCTGAAAAAAGATTAAGTTCTGGTGGTGAGAACGATTCTATTGTCAGTTCTAGATCATTGACATACAACAATTCACCAGCAGTAAACCCTAAAACATCCGAAGAAGATCCGGGGAATACGTTAGTTACATATAAATCACCACTGGAACCTTCTATGTTGTCGAAATACAAGACATTTCCAACAGAACCACTTGCGCCAGTGACACCATAATCAAGTGTAATATCTTGATATGGATTTTCTGGATCAAAAGAATTTCCATCATTTCTACCTATGCTTAGTTTATGAGAACACCTATATGTTTCTACATTACTAGGACGAATAGAATCTTGAAAAAGAGTATTGGTTACAGTTGCAGTTTTGTTGGTAAAGGTAAATCCACCAGAGGGAGTTCCATCTGGGTTGTTTGATTTAAAAACATAGACAGTCTCGCCGTTTATGAACGGAGAATTCAAACCATCAAGAGTAACTTGTGATCTCGCTGTTCCATATGCGATAAAATTCCTAGATCTTCCAAGGTTATAGGATTGTGATCCAAAAACGAACTCACCATTCTCTATAAAGTTTGGCGAAAAAGTTACTCCATTGGGAGAGAGATCTACCTTTGTTTGTTTGTATGCAACTGTCCCAACAACCTTTCCTGCATTATCATAGGTTGAGTTTATAGTTGGAGATAACCACAATCCATATTGACTATAATCGTTGCCTATAACTGCGCGATCACCCTCATCTCCTTGCAGTCTAGTGAGTATAGAAACTCTACTCACATTCAGATCAAATATGGGTTCTCTTCCAAGACCTCTGGTTGGGTTTATGTTGACGCTAAGAGCAGTTGGTGTTGGTGATGCTGCTGGAACAATTGATGCAGTAGCAAAAGAATAGTTTGACCCTCCATTCACCAGAACAACAGAGTCAATAGTTTTTGTTCCATACAACCCCATCTTTGCATATGCACTTGCCCCAGATCCATCTCCCGATATAGTTACCGTGGGAATTATTTCATATTTACTGGTTGCATCTGGAGTGCCAATAGAAGAATTAAAGGCAGACTCAAGCGTGGCTGTTTTTATTCCTCCAGCATATCCAATGATTTTTCTATATTGTCCTACTCCACTTCCAGAAACAATTCTTATCGTGTAATCAACATATACATCATTGGAGGAGGATGCTTTGCTATCGAGACGAACTTGATCTGCGGAAACAGTAGGTGTTCCTCTTATGAAATGTTCGTCTGCTGGTGTGACAACATAAGGATAAGCAGAACCAATTGTATCTACGACTATTCCTTGTATTCTTCCAACACCAGTATTGTATTGAACATTGTATTGTAACTGTTTATCTTGATTTTCTGCGTAAGGAAATGGTTTGTTTTCGTAAAACGGAACTTCCAATACGGGAATATAATTTTCGTCGATAAAATCTCTTAGGTTTTCAGGAATCTTAAACAAGAATTTCCAGATGTATCCATTGCTCAAATAAATCGGAGAGGTATCTGTTCCTCTTGGTTGTTCTAAAGATCTTCTTCCACCACCAGCAGAGATGCAAGCATAGACATTGTTTTCATCTGTATAGACATAGAAATTTCTTTGTGTGTTGTCTTCAGTATATGACCAAGGTTGATATATTGTTCCTTGTGACCAGTTGACTCTGTTTACCATCAGTGCAACTTTGTCATCATCTAAGAGTTTCACTGTTTGTATTTGTCTTCTGGTTTTACTTTCTTCTTCAATGCTGTTTTTTCCGTTGGGTGTAGTTGCAGTATTAGCAATGAAGAATCCAACACTGTTGTCCAAAGACGTAAACTGTCTTTGAAGTTCTCTTGCCATGAAGGTTTTTAGTTTGTTGCTGAATTGCGTCATGTCTTTTCCGTTATGTGTAATCTATGTCATAGATAAAAGTCTCTATGGGAATATCCATCCAACTTCTATCATATGTATTACCAAACACAGCAGCACTAGAATCTGTTGATGGTTGGAAAAAAGTAGTGTCTGCTAATCTGGATGTTTGGCTTTTTTGACCAACTATTGGATAAACATCGTTAGTGAATACACCATTTAGAACATCAACCACAAGAATATCAATACCCACATTGTATCTTTTAACTGCGTTGTTTTCAAAATCGTTTGGATTGCCTCCAAGAACACTATTGTGATCATAGGAACTTGGTATGAATTCTATCACTTCACCAATAGCAGTTGACTCACCCGGACGTTCTTGTTTTACTATCTCTTCTTGAATATAAACAACATTGCTTGACAGAGTTGTAGGCAACATTGGTATTCTTATTCTTTGTCTTTCGCCAGTAAGACCCATTCCCGATACTCCAAGATGAGCAGGATGTCTGTTTACTATCCAGTAGTCTGCTGTTGCAGAATCTGTTCCCTCGACCTGAACGACTTGACCACCAAAATATCCGCCAGATAAACTTGTATATTTTGGAGAAACATAGCCACCGTAATGAGTTATACCGTTGTATCCAGACAATATTGTGTTTGTTCTGTTTGATCCAACCGGGAAAAATCCAAATAGACCTACAAATTCTCCATCAGAGTCTGTGGTTGCTCCAAGATAGCCGGTAGATCCCATTGCGCCGTTTACAAGAGTTCTGGTTGTCTCGATAGCATCAAAGGTTAATGTTGATCCTGCTTTGTTGCTATACACAATGTATGGATTATGTGTTTGACCATTTTGTGGATAAAGGTGTGGTGTTCCAAAAGTTGAAGATGCAAAAAAAAGATCAAGAAAATCTGCTGCTGTTCTTCCGTCTTGACCGTTGTATCCCAATGGATAAAAGTCGTAGTGATTTCCGCCGTATGTAAATCCTCTTGGATCTATCGTTGTGCCAAATGTGTGTGGTAGATAATGACCTATTGTTGGATTGTATCTTATCAGAGTTGATGTTGTTAGTGTTGAACCCGAACTAATAGTGTTTTCGTTTAGATATTCACCAAGAAGAATAAATCCACTGGGATGAATTAACCTACGAACAATTGCTGCATATTTTTCGAGTGCTTGATCTACTCTTAGAATATAAGAAAAATCTTGATAATAGAAGTTGTCCTGAATGAATGATCTTGAACTTAATTTTCCAGTCTCATCCAAATATGTGTCTGGTTTGTTGGCAAGAATATTACCTGCTTTTGGAGAAAACTCAGCCCCTGTTCCGGCAAAAGTCACGAACGTGTATTGTAATTCATCTGCTTCTCTGTAGACATTATAGTTGTCTCTATAAGAAAGAGATCTTATCTCTCCTGCCGGTCCTATTTGTTTTACAGTCGCTCGAAGAACAAGTCTCTTTTCATTGTCCGATACTATGATTTCATCGTTTATTTCATATCCACTTCCAGCATTTACTATGTTTAGTGCTGATAGTGTAGGAAAAAGTTTTGCTCTGTATGTGGTGGGAGTTTCTGTTGCAGTTGTAATTTCTAGTTCATTGGTATCATCAAAAGATCCAGAGATATCGATCACAGAAAGTCTAAAGAAATCTATACCGCCCTGTTGAAAGTATTCAACATAATCAATCTTAGCAGTTCCTTTGATTTCATTTGTTACTGGATGTCTCTGAACTGCTAATCCATTTATTGTCGATATAGCCTCATCAACAGAAAATATGGGTTCAATTCGAAGAAATTGATTGTCATCAAATGTGCTGGTTGATAGTCTTAGTATTCTGTCTCTTGGATATGAAACTGAAACTGTGGTATTATATAGAATTCTAAACAAGAGATCAAAAGATGCTTTACTTCCTTTGGATCTATAAAGATCTGTTATGTTTTTTATCAGTGTTTTTTCGTTTATACCATCAGCAAGATTAAAAGGAAAATCTTTGAGATAGATGTTTCTAAAATACTCTAAAAATCTATCAAGAGTTTCATCAATATCTTTATATGTTCCAACACTAACACCTTCATAGCGAGGGTTTCCTTCCTGCTCCATCCACTCATAATATGCTTCTATGAACTGAACAAAGGTGTCATAGTTAGAGAGAATAAAATCAGGCAACTGATCTTTAAGTTGGGTTGAAATTCTTTCGTCTATACTTTTGACATAATCAAGTCTGTCAAACGTATATCCATCTATCCTTAGTGGTAGAAGAAGTGATCCTCCAAATATTTTCAATGGCATGGTTTACTCCTTATCCAACAAAGGTTGATGTGAATGTAGAAAGTGAGTTGTTCTGTGTACCAATCGTAGTAGAAACAAATTGCTCTATTCCGTTTAATGTCACTTGTATTGATGTCAAATCATTTACATAGTCGTTTATGAGTATCATATCACGAACAGAAGTATATCTTTTGTTATTCGCTTTTGCATAAACTTGTATAAATGTTATGTCTGTTGGAGAGAGAATCTGAACTCTATCTAACGTGATTCTTCCTCTCTGATAATCTACTCTTCCTGTGTTCGCTGCAACCAATACTTTGGTATTATCATCTTTTTTCTGAAAGAAGGAAATGTTACCAAAACCATCATCTTCAAGAAACACATTTTGTATCTCGCCAACTTCATTATTAAGGTAACGAAATTCGTTTGAAGATATGACTGGTATGTGTCCATCATGTGGATGATAGATGGGATTTCCAAAGTCAAGATTGTAACTAACGACTCGCGAAGATGTGGCTAAGAATCTTTTTTCCATTGTCACAGAAACAGCAGATGAGTCTATGGAAGTTGAAGAAGAATCAACATCTGTTAGGAGTTTCGATATAGAAAATGACTGACCAAATTTACCCAAGTTTGTAGAGATATTTTGAGTTACATTTCTTTTAATTGCTTGCGCCAACGAGGGTGCTGTTAGTGATGTCTTGTTTGTGTCATAGGAAACATCGAAGTTGAATCTAAGATATGTGTAGTTTGGATCTATTATTACTGGTCTTACAGCAAGAACTGCTTTTCTTGTCAAGAAAGATTCAACTTGCTTTTTTAATGCACTTGTTACAATAGTTCCTATTTTGGGTTTTAGTGCGACGAAGACACTGCCATAACTTGGTGGTTCCGCTTCCTCTCCCCCATACACGAAAACAGAATCAAATTCACTAAAGTTGGATGCAATTAAAGAAGAGTAATCATCTTTTGTAACGGCTCTGTTTTGTGATATGAATGATCTAGGAGCGCGAAATCTGATGACATCTATATTTTCTTTCTCGGCACCACCAGATGAAGGTGATTTGACTATGACAGTATTGTTGTTGTTTAGATAAAGAAAAGATCTGTTGGATTCTGTTTCATTGTTTCCCACACCATTTGCAACAGATCCGTTTGTAGTCAAATAGGTTATCGTGACGAGATTTCCCGCTTCTAGTTTTCTTCCCAATACACCATCACCAAAGTATATTTCATAGTTCTGTCTTGTGTTCTCTTCGAGGAAAAAAACATTTGATGTTGGTTCTATCTCGGTGATATCGGTTGATCTTGACCATACATCAGTAAGACCGGTTGTGTCATTTTGTGATGCTTGAACTCTTACTTTTATAGTGGATGTATCGACATTTTGATCTGGTATTTCATATTTGTTTGTGGTATTTGAATCCGGGACAATATAAGTCACGTTTGTCAAAGTTCCCTCTTTTATAACCAGATCTGTAACAGACCACACTCCATCGTTGTTTACAATTTCAGCAGAGTCAACATTCACAAAAGTATATGTTTGTGAATTGATGGTAGTCGTAAATTGGGAACCGGGTAAAAGAACAGTAGATGAAGGGGTTGATCCAAACACCAAATCGACTATTGCAGTAGAGGCACTTCTAGAGGAAGGAGTATATCCTATGCTTTTTGCATGAGAAACAACAGAAGATCTCTTAACAGAACTATCCAAAAACATTTCATTGGCAACAATGTTGTTATAAAAGGCTTGATAGTATGTGTTGTATGCAAGAAGATCTATTAGAGTTGCAAGTGCAGATCCCTCATAGTCATAGTCCTTGAAGACGTCTTGACCGGACAAAAATGTCTTAAAGTTGGTTTTTATGTCTTCAAACTCAACTGAATTAATCGAGAGGTTTTTTCTGTTTGTTGTCATTATCGTAGCCTCTTAAGGGTAATAGGAACTAAAACAATTCTAGTGTCCCCTAGCATTCTAAACCCAATTGTCACTTGAAATGCATTGTTGTCGGCATCGGCATAGACATCTATCTGAAGCACTTCGACTCTTGGTTCAAAGTTTTCAAGCGCAGTTTCAATAAATGTTCGAATAGAACTTGCCGTTATCACCGTCAGTGGTTCAAACAAAAATCTTCTTATTCCTGATCCAAATATAGGATTGAAGGGTCTTTCTCCAAAATTTGTCAGTATTATATTTTTGACGGAAGATTTTATAGCATCCGCATCTTGAAGTATTGAAACATCATTGGTGATGGGATTTCTTGAGAAGTTTAGATCTATGTCTGTATACTTTGCCATATCCTTATATCTATAAGATTAAAGACCTGCTGCCTCTCCAGCACTTTCAACCGCCCCCTTCAAATCTCCTCCAGCAATCTTGTCGAACAATTTTTTACCTAAACATGGTTGCTCAAGCATACTAAGAACACTAAAGCCAACTGTCTTTTTCAACACAAAATCGAGTGCTGCTTCATATGCGAGATTGTCGTCATTTATAAGGTTGGTTATGCTTGACTGCAACCCTCCAATTTGATCTCCAAGATCAGTCAAACCACTTAAACTCCCTGTTGGATCTCCGGGAAAGTTTGTCAGAAAGTTTGCAACATCACCATCCATGAGGGATTGAACCGAACGAATCATGTCGTCTCCCGGTCCAAACAGACTATTGAATATAGGAGAATAGTGATCCTTTGCTGCTTGGAGTGGATCTTTCAGAGAGTTCTGAAGTGTGTTTACTTGTGTTGCTATGGAATGTAAGCCAGAAAGACCGGGGTATTCTCCTTGAATTCCACCCGGTCCATATCCACCACCACCAATATCCAAAACAGAACTAACACCACTAAGTCTATCTGTGTGAACTCGGAATTCATCGATACCAGAATTCAATCCATCTAGTTTTTCAGAAAGAAATTCGGACACATTTGAATCTCCAAAGGAAACACCAGTAAATGCAGGATCATTGAGTTGACCTAATGCATCTCCAATAGAATCTTGGACTTGTCCCATCGCACCTTCGATTGGATTCACAAAAGTCTCGGCAGTCGAACCCATTAGTTCCAAAACTGCTTTTTCAAGTCCACTGAAACTTAGATCGGGTATATCACATCCTGTCACATCCAATAATGGTCTTTGAAAAATTGGCATAATTAACCTCCAATAGTTACTGTGCTTGCAGAAGTGGTTACACTATGAACACCACAACTAGCAATGTCTGTCAGCCTTGCTACGGGTTTTCCTTCAACAGTCACTGTTCCAGAAGCACTCAACATAACTGGTGTATGTGTGTGGCTTCCATGAGAGTGTGTGGATACTTGACTTCCAATATGTGCAAGAGGAGAACCTTCAGCAGTTACTGTTGCTGCTCCACTTATTATAGTGCCACCGCACTTGTCTCCTAGTCTTAATGCTCCTCTCATATGATTCCATACCTTCCTTTGAGTGCGTCGTAGTTTTGTGTTATTTCGGTTGATGAGAGAGCGCGGTTGTATATTTTAAAGGAAGACATATTTCCACCATAATAGTTTACTGAATTTGGAAATCTTCCTATATGAAGGGTGTAATTTGTGGTATTCACTGATTCTACAGATCCTGAATTGTCAAAAACTCCATTAAGGTAAATATATACTGTAGTTTCATCAAAAACATACGAACAAAAATTCCATTGATTTAGAGTTACGTTTCCTATACTATCTGCGCGAGTTCCACCAGATCCTCTTGCGGAAAGAATTCCGGTTGACAAAAAAAATAATTCTATTCCTGTGTTTCCATTATATGTCGGTCTATCCATGGCAATAATGCTTCCACCAGCACCGATTACATTGGGTTTAACCCAAACATCAATAGTCATTTTTGAATTTGAAAATTCGCCAGTTTCTTGGGGTATAGTGATATAATCGTTATTCCTATCAAAAAAAATGCTTCCTTTGTTTGCCGAGTCGTAGGTAGGACCGTTTACCAATGTCCCAACATTCCTATTTCCACTGATATCATACCAAGCAGTTCCTACTTCTGGATAAGATGCTCGATGTCCAGCGTCTAGCCAAAGAACTAAACCATCTTTAACAATGTTTGCTTGTGTTGTGTTAATTATCATTGAGTATAACCCACTACAAATCTAAAGTCTTCCGTAACAATACCTCCAGTAACTCCACTTATAACTATGGACAACTCAGAACCTATGGTAATTCCCACTCCTGTAAAGGTTGATCCATCACCAGTAGGAGAAACAGTTCTGGTAGCCATAGTGGTTCCAGCACCAACCAGTTCTGCTGTGCATCCCCCAGTCAAGCATTTAACATGGAAAAAGTTGATGGTTCTATCAGCAATAAGGTATCCATCAATAAAATATTCCTTGTTCGTTGGATATTCGATCAATCCAGCATAAGAATCTACAATTTCTGAAGAACCAGAAGAAATAGTCACATCACCAGTCATTCCATTTACAGAAGACACAATGGTATCTGATGTAAATCCGTCCGGCATTTCCAAGTATGAATGCACTTTCAGAATATTTGGAACATCGTTCGTTCTAAATGCACCGGCTACAAGCAAAGATCCATTTGACTTGTCTCCCCTACCGACTCTCGCCATGTTTTGAATAAGATCGTTTGCGCCCGAGGGTCTTTCGGTTGTTAGTCCACCGCCGGATGCAACATAAAGAGAATCATTGGATGTTAATCCCGTAGTGTCATATGGATCAAAGACACCAGTGATTATCATTTCGCCATCTGTTCTAAATTCAATATCATCTGCGGCAACGCCGGCGGCAGGCATTTTTGATGCATTGCTTGCATCTGCTTTGCCGACTACAACACGATCCGATCCTCCTACATTGTCTATTATATACAGAGGATCTCCAGCACTAATGTCACCACCTCCGGGATCTTCACCATATACTAGTTTTTTAATGGCACCAATCAAGTTGCCATCAAGATATCCACCTTGACCAAGGCTAAGAACTCCTGTGTCTTTGTCAAAAAGAAAATCATCAGATCCAGTAACAACACCCTCGTCAAAGAAAAGAACTTGTTGTGTGATTCCGTCTATGCTTGCACCATCAGCACCAGTAGCACCAGTATTACCAGTTGCTCCTGTAGCACCAGTATTACCAGTAGCACCAGTATTGCCAGTTGCTCCTGTAGCACCAGTATTGCCAGTAGCACCAGTTGCACCAGTATTACCAGTTGCTCCTGTAGCACCAGTTGCACCAGTATTACCAGTTGCTCCTGTAGCACCAGTTGCACCAGTATTACCAGTTGCTCCTGTAGCACCAGTATTTCCTGTTGGAGCAGTTAAACCAGCCAATGACTGAAAAATAGAAGTGCCGCTACCATCAGTTGTAAAGTGTATTTCTGGCTCTATTCTAGGTCCAATTGAAAGATTTGCATATAATTCTTGTATATTTTCTTCAACCAAAGAAATTATTTGTGGGGTTGCATTTTCTATGGTTCCAAAAAATTCAATTCCGATAGGAATAGTATCTGGGTCATCATAGTCTATATCTGGAAAAGTAATTGCCCCCGGTCCTACAAATGAATATGGACGCAGAACATTTATTCCCTGTGGTCTATCAACATAATAAAGACGAAGAGTCAATCTTCTCGTCTTTAGTAGTTTTGTGATTTTTTCAGCAGTAGACATATCAGTTCAATTTAATATTAGATGCTTTCATCACAATGCTGTTGCTGGCATTTATTTCTATCGACTCACCTGAGTTTATTTTTATATTACCAGCAACAAGATGTTCAGAGTCACCATCAACTTGTGCAGTGCAATTTCCTTTGACATATAAAGAAGCGTCACCCTCTACAGTGACATTCATTTTACCGACAACATGAAGGTTGTTGTCTTTGATTACAACCTCATATTGATCACCCACAATCTTTACGACCTTTTTTCCGTCAGGATGAATTTCTTCAAAGGTTCCTGATCTATGATATCTATGCAGTCTTTCTGCACCCGGTGTGTCATCCATTTCCTCCAAGTGACCCGACTCAGTAAACTTTACATGGTTGAAAGGATACTTTGCATCATATGGAGTTTCTGGTTCGTTTATCTCTTCTCCAATACCACCGGCGATTTCCATCTTGTCAAGATACTCTGGATCTTTTTTGAACTCAACATAGGTTCCCTCTTGAACACCGCGAGCCATTCTGTTTGTGTCTGGCTCATTCAAAAACTCTTCAAGAGGATATGTTCCATTTGGATCATTGAACCCTTCTTTTTGGTTTGCTTTCTTGAGAGGAACGCCACCTAAAGTCCCCAAGAACATAGGCTCTTGTGCTGATTCTCCATCACGAAAGAATCCAAAAACCCATGTGCCTTCGACTGGTCCGACAGGAGCATCACCTATGCCACTCATTGCAGCAGATGTTATTGGTTGAACTGGATATGCCCAAGGTAAATCTTCGGTTGGCAGATCCTGCTTGTTTTCAGTATGAAATCCAAGACATCGAACACGAACTCTACCAAGTTCTTCCGGGTCATTTCTGTCTTCAACTACACCCTGAAACCATATGAATCCATTTTTACCAGCAAATGCTTCCATAATTATCTACTCCCCCCTGCTAAAAATAAAGGAGAAGGAGATCGTGCTGGCACTGCTCCTGTTCCAAGAAATGCGACTATCTCTGGTATTCTTTGTTCATAGGAATTTTTTGCTAATCCTATTGTATTTGTATACCCTTCCGGTGTTATGGTATGTCTTAGGTTTGTTATCAAATATTTTCCACTGAATTTTTCGTCATACCATTTCTGTGCGGTTTCAGGACTCTCCAGACTTCCTGTTTTTGGAGTATAAAATTCTATGACATTTCCAACCCTGAGACGAGAATTTCCAGAAGTTGTTATTTTTAATTTTATTGTATCCACCAAGACATCTGAAGATATGGTTCTTTGAAGCCATTTTTCTTGATTTTGGATGTTAGGATAATCTTTTCCCATCAAAGCAGACTGTTTTGTAGATAGATGAACCACAGAATTTGGATTGGATTCATACTTGTCATTCTTCATTGTTAATTTGTTGTCGGTGATGTGACGAATGTTGTCTTCTGAGTGTTTATATGTGTATTTGTTCCATTGTTTAGTAGTGACATCATGTGTGTAAAGAGTAGAAGTATACGCACCACTCATTTGTTCTTTGAGTTTTTGTGATGACTTCAGAAAAAGACTGTTCTTTACGTTCAAAAAGTTTTTTGCTAGTTCTTTACTTCCACCACCAACCAAAACAGGTATATTAAAATATTCTATAACAGGATCTTGAGATACAAGTTCACTCAAGGAAATAAAGTTATGTCCATCTACATTCTCAAAAAACAAAAAGTTTGTTTCGTTTGATTCTTTCACCGGCTCTGCTCTTTTTGCTAGCCACGTTAATGCTCTAAAAGGAGACCAGCGAGGGATGACGTACTTTTTTTCTTCTAGTGTTTCTTGTGGTTTTTTTAATGTGTTGCTCGGACCAGCAAGGTATTCTGAATATATTTTTTCAACTATGTCGCTGATTTTCCCTTTATATGACTTTGAGATCGTTGTTAGTTTATCTTTTGTTGCTGTTTGTGAAACAAAATTTATTCTATACACCTCGGCTCTTTCATTTGGTGCCCTAACTTTTTCTGTTATCTCCACCACATCAAAAGTTTTTGTTATTTCTTCTGAGTCTATTCCCGGTGTTTTAAAAGAAACCTCTATGGTTTCATATCCATTTATAGGAAAAGCAGAAAAAAGATTTACAGCGTCTTTTATTAAAACAGATCCACTAATTGCACAAGAAAAAATATCCTCAACAAAACTAAATGTTACAAACAAATGTTTTAGGTTAACAGTCTGTCCTGAAGTTCCTATCATACTTAACTTTTCTAATCTGTAATCATCCTCTTGAGTATATTGATCTAGTTTAATGTTTGTTATTTGTGGAGTCATTGTGCTGCAATCACCTCTCTAAATTCTCTTAGGACATTTTCCAATAATTGAGGACTGAGGAGTTTTATGCTTCTTGACTCCTCGTTCTTTTTAAATTCATACTCTTCGTTTGTGATGTTATAAATGGTTACATCCTCGTTTATGTAATTTTCAAGAATTGTTTGTGTCGTGCCAACGGGATCAGAAAATCCATCTCCGGTCTGACCAAGTGGAACTTGATTTCCGAAATCATCTGGTGGAGTAGCAAAAGGATTTAATCTTCTTTCGTTTTCCTCAAAGTGATGAACAGCAAATCTACTGTCTATGACTTTGGATACTTTTGCTCTTATTTCAGTGTCGTATCCCCTTACGATAATATCTCCTTCTCGTATCACTCCAGTTAAAGAATCTAGTTGAAGGGCACACAATTCAGGAATGTACCTTTTTACTACACCCAGAACTTTGTCATTTCCCATGTCTTTATATTTGAGCCTACTACCAAGATAAACGGTTATTGTATCACCTTCTCTGAAGGTAGAAACAGTGGAATTTCCTCCGATTGGGTGTGTGTAGAATTGTTCGGAGTTGGTTTCTGATGTCAAAAACAAAGTCTTGGATCTATATTTGCGATCAATATAATCATCTAAAGATCTTGATCTAAGTGAAACTGAATATGATGGATCAAAGAATTCATTGATGAGCAAAACCACCCAAAAATATTTTTGATTTCCGTATACATCCTCTGCTATTTTTTCTGGTGTATATCCTTCAGGAACATTGTATATCAAAAAAGTTTCTATTTGCTCTTTGGTTGATTGTTCGAATGCAATTCGAACAAGAATGTCTTGAACGGTTTCGAGTTGCCCGCCTTTTTTTGGGTATAGCGTGGTAGGAAAGTTATTGAAATACATTAATATCCCCCCTTAACATCATTTCTTGTAACATATTGTGACTCTTTGAAAGAGAGAGAAATTTCAACTCTAATAGGAGAGCCATCTGCGAAAGATCTATAGATTTCATCTGGAGTGTAGTTTGTGTCTATCTTTTCAAGAAAGCATCTGTGTAGTTTAGGAAGATTTTTATTTTCATATGGTAAGGGTGGATTTTCGGCATCTGTCAAATTAGAAGAATAAAATTTTATTCCAAATTCAGAGGGAAAATTTAAAAACGCACCATTTGCAGATAATTCAGGATAAGCATGAAATCTAAACATTTTTATAAGATTTGCGGCTGTTTCTGCTTCTTTTTTTGTTCTTGGAAATAAGTTGAACTTAAAATCAAAAGACCTAAACGAAACACCTTGAAACATCTGTTCTTTTCTTGGATTAACAACAACACCCAATCTCGCAGAAATTCCTGGTCCTGTGTTTAGTGATTCTTGTCCAACAAAAGAAGCCGCTTTGTCTGCAACTCCTCCTAACTTTCTTAAGAAATTTATTCTAGATACGCTAGTAAAAGCACTGGCGTCAGATAAATTTCTGATACCAGCAAAACCAACATCAGAATAATTTATTTGATCTGTGAATTGAATTCCGCCCGGTAAATATATTCGACCCACGTCCATTGGCTGATTCGTCGCGCTGGCTAATCTTCCACTACTTCTAGTGACTGTTGGTTTGGGGGTTTGTTCATCATTTAGTATTTCTGCTGTTTCCGGTTCAGCCGCCGCAGCCGCCAATACCAAATCAGCCACGGCTTCCTTTGCTTCCTTTGCGCCTTCTGCAACTTGTTCGCCTATGCCACTCAGAGTGGAAGTAATACTATTCGCTACATCGTTTATGATAGAAGACAAAGATCCATTGGGTTTAAAATAAGTAGTAAATTCCACCCAATGTATAATTCCGTTGTCGTTTTTTGTCTCTCCCAAGTCATCAGGAAAGGTTAAATTTAAATCAAGTTTATTCAAACTACCACTTCTACCCCCTCTGACTCCGAGTATTGAATTTGCAGACATTTTTTTCTCCTAAACTAATACATAGTTATGTATGCCATATAGAGGAAAATATAAACCAAATAGACCAGACAAATATCATGGAGATCCCACAAAAATCATTTATAGGAGCCTGTGGGAAAGAAAATGCATGAAAGTGTTCGATGAAAACCCTAATGTCATTTCTTGGGGATCAGAGGAGATATGCATACCCTATAAATCTCCAGTAGACGGCAAGATTCACAGATACTATCCAGATTTCATCGTTGAACTGAAAAACAAACAGGGTGAGATAGAAACACTGGTGATAGAAGTAAAGCCAAGCAAACAAACCGTCGAACCAAAAAAACCTGCTGGCGGCAAAAAAACCAGAACATACATCAATGAGGTGATGACATACACCATAAATAATGCTAAGTGGGAGGCTGCAAAGCAAGCATGTGAGAGCAGGGGTTGGTTGTTTAGAATAATAACAGAGAAAGAAATATTCTAATGCTTTACGAGGAACTCAAAAAAATAGCACCACCTTTGTCTGCTTTCTTGCAAAAAGTAGCACCAGAATTGACAGAGGAAGATGTGACTGTAATGAAACCAAAGTCAATACCAAAGTCCATAAAGGGAAGAGGAAGGTGCTATTTGTTTTCATACAGAAACCCCATAAACAAGGGAACTCCAGAATTACCGTACTATCACTATTATCCGATGGTTATTTCTTTACAAGCAGAGCAAGAAAACTTATTAGGATTGAATCCATTCTATCTTCCACCTCGTCTAAGAACAAAATTGATCAATGGTATCATGGGTCGTTTGCTGGGCGAAGAAGATGATCCAGACACAAGAGCATCCATATCGTATAAAATAATATCTAAATATAGAAGGAGTTTTGGTGTTGCATTTCCGTGCATTAAACGATATACGCATGTAAGAATGAGTCCCGTGATATTGGAAATGAAGCCCAGTTTGTGGAGAAGATTTTACTTAGAGGATATTTCCAAAAGGCATGAAAAGTTTTTCTTGGGAAGAAATCTAACTTCTATATGGGGAGACAGTAAGATCAAGGCAATCGAAGAATCCAGAGTAATCAACAGAAGGAAAAAATGAACCATGTTTGGTTTTAACATCGAAAAATTCATATCGTCGATCAGAAAAGATGGAGTCGCATATCCAACACGCTATGAAATTACTTTTGAAGCATTCAAGAGTGGTGGTATAGTTTTCGACAGAAAAATCTCAGAACTCTTGGACACTAGATTAGAATCAGTTTCTTTTCCTTCTTCAACGATAGGAAGTAGAGGACAAGTTCATTTGGGAATAGAACGTGAGATGCCTTATGGTAGAATATATGAAGGAGATATAGAACTTAGTTTCATAGAGACATCTGAATACACTATAAGAGAAGCATTTACGGGGTGGCAGTCTAAAATAATAAATCCTGACAATTACACACATGGTTATTACAATGATTATGTTTCCAATCTAGAAATAAGAACTTATTGGCAACAACAAAGACCTCTAAAGGGTGACTCTTTTTCAATTGACAATCCTTTTAGCACAATTCCAGATCAAGGCGTAATAGATGCACAAAGTGGACCAGACAAAGAAGGATATATTCCACCACAAAAGCCACCGTGGGCACAAGATCCACTCAAAAGAAGAGGATATGGATTGGATGGCGTGCAAGACAAATTCGAATTTGAAGTGGATGATCCTAAGCCTGCTTACTCTGTTAAATTAATTGATGTTTTTCCTAAGACCATCAATCAAATAGATCTATCTGCTGGGGAAGAAAATCTTGTCAAGACCAAGATTGTCTTGTCTTACCGAAAGTGGATCAGTGACAGTTCTTCTTCTAGTATATCTCCCACCAACTTTACTCCCACACCACCCCAACAACCAGTTGCTTCATTTAATAACCCCATTTCTTTTTCTGGGGGTCTTAGAAGATTTTGATTGTATATTTTAGACATTTGAAAGGATATTATGTCATTACCTAAATTAGAAACGCCAACATTTAAAATAAAAGTTCCGTCAACATCACAAAGCATAACCTTTAGACCATTTTTGGTCAAGGAAGAGAAATTACTCTTGATGTTGACGGATGATTCGAGTTCATCCGAGAAGTTCAAACTGATTCGAGATCTTATTACAACCTGCGCACAAGATGAGTTTGATTTTTCAAAATTAACAACATTCGATATAGAATACATTTTCATATCCCTGAGATCAAAGTCAGTGGGACAAGAGGTTTCTTTGAACGTAAAATGTTCTGAGTGTGAAACTCAATGTCCGATTAGTATAGACTTAGACCAAGACGTATTCGTTGACAATCTAAACAAGAGCAACAAGAACAAGAAATTTACAGTTCCCATCACAAATACAGTTGGAATGACACTGAGGTATCCATTTTTTGAGGATCTAGGTAAAGATTCCATTTCCGAAGATAATGTTGATGTGATGTCAATTTTGGCTAAGTCCATCGAGAGCATATATGATGATAAAACAGTTTATGATCCGAATGACTATACATTGGATGAAATCAAGGAGTTCATCAACAACTTGAGCATGAAAGACTTGGAAAAAGTCAAAGAGTTTTTTGATAATACTCCAAAAGTGAAATGTAAAATTGACTTTACTTGTCCATCGTGCAAACACGAAAACAAGAGAGATCTGGATGGACTTGTCAATTTTTTCTAATATGCCTTTCCCATGACTCGCTAGAAAATCATTATAGAGTAAACTTCATGTTAATGCAGCATTATAAATATAGTTTGACTGAACTAGAAACAATGATTCCGTGGGAAAGACAAGTATATTTGGGTCTATTGTCAGAATATATCAAAGAAGAGCGAGAAAAAGAACAAAGTAGGAGACATCAATAATGCCGGGCAATCCTCCAAAAAGCAATCAAGAAAGAGAAAATCCTCTATTGAGGTTGCTTGGTAAAAAATCTCAAGATGATGTTGTTATTGATGAACTTAAAAATGTGTCAGAAACTATTTCTGTGGGCAACGATGAACTCAATAGCAACTTCGAAGATTTGACACTATCCATAAAGAAAGGAATTATGAGTTCAAATTCAGAACTTAAGGATTCTTTGAATGCTAATTTTGAAAAAGAATACAAAGCATTGAGTTCGCTACAATCTACTATTATTAATGAGTTGCAGGAACAAATTGAGATTTTAAGAGTTGAGTTGGGTGATAGAATAGTTTTTAGTATTAGAGGTCTTGTTAGATACTTCGTTCTATTGGGTAGATCTTTTTTCCAGAGAAGAAAAGAAGCAAGAAAATTGGCTAAGCGTCAAGATGAACTTAGCGATAGAACCACGATTGCAATTCTAACAATAGGAAAAGACATAGTAGACTCATTGGCTCTAGTTAGAGACAGTATTTCTAACCTTAGAACAAGAAGAAAAAGCAAAGAAGAAACGCTGGAAGAGAGGCAATTTACCAAGAACCAGTATAGTCTCTTAGGAAAGAGTATAAAAGAAGCCATTCAGGGAATTAAACTTGAAGCAAAACAACCAGAAGATCGGGGTTTGCTCGGGCTTTTGCTTTTCTTGCTAGGAAAGGCATTGATTAAGCCGGTGCTTTTGGTCGCAGGAGCATACATCTATAGATCTCTCTTTGTTTTGTTCAAGGGTCTTGGTTTTGTGAAGAACATGCTGAACTTGACAAAAGTAAGTGCGGTCTTTCTGCGTTTTGCTAGACTCTTTGGAACAACAGGAAAATTTGCAATCGTAGGAATAGCACTAGGAAGACTTGGTAGTTTCTTTAAAAATCTTGGTAAGGCTTTTTCCAAGACAGGAACCATTGGTAAGATATTTGGAATATTCACCAGAGTTTTTGGTGGTGTTGGAAAGATATTGAGTCCTGTGTTCAGTATATTAGGAAAGGTTGGAAAGTTTTTTAGAGCAGTTCCTGTTCTTGGACAAGTCATTACAGTCATTGAAGGTATAGTTGGTTTCTTTAGAGGATTCTTTGGAACGGAAGGAAGTTTCTTGGACAAACTGGTAGCAGGTATTCAAGGAATATTTGCTCAGATAATATCTGGACTTACTCTTGGTTTTGTTTCCTTTGATGATGTTATGACATTCTTTGATGACGCAACTGATGTTCTTGGTGATTTCTTTTATAGTGTATATGATTTCTTTGCAAATACAATTCCAGACTTGTTTGTGAAATCAAAAAACTCAATTTTAGAACTTTTGGAAAAAGTGGGTATTATTGAAAGTAGACTAGAGATACCTCAAAGTCAATTTGATGCTGCGATTAGACAAAACCTTCCAGTGATTAAAGTTGACAAGTTTGGAATTAATTTCGTTCCAGACAAATCAGAACCACTTGATCCGACCAGCCTAGAAGGATTGGGAATCAGAAAAGGAGTCAGTCCAACGGGAAGTCGTGTTATTGATGAAAATACGATGTTAAATACAGAAAGAACTGCTCCTGCAATGGTGGATGATTTCGGTGAAAGAAGGGGTGATACAAACACCATAATTCAGCAGAACAACAATTTTCCCAGCGAACAACAATATGATGCAGCACCACTGACAGATCAAGGATTGTTTTTGTATGGTAGTGCCTACCCTTTTTATGTGAGTAAT